ACCCAGCCATAAAAGTTAAAAAAGAACAACCTAAAACAAACGCTGTTTCTGTCTCGCGGACAATTAGTTAACTGTTAACCTTCTTCAAGTACTTATCTCGTGGCTTATTTTTTTGGCGGAAAACAATTAGAACCAGGTAAGCCTTTTTCGGCTGGGGATACAATGTTTCCGGAAAACTATTTAGAGTTATCCACGCCAGAAGAAAAAAAAGCTCTTGGTATAACAGAAGAAGAAAATCCAGAACCAATTCGTATGGCTGGTGAAGGCCCTACCACGCCAACAAAAGAAACCTCTTCAACAAAAGAAACCTCTTCAACAAACACAACCGATACAACTTCTCTTCCAGAAACAAATATTGATGACGCAACTAAACAATTTTTAGATTCTCTAGGACAAGATTTTTTTGATCAGTATGTTAAACCTCAATACGCAGGTGATAAATTTAATGTACGAGAAGGCAGACTTAGCTATAACAAACCAGAACATCAAAAAGGAGGTGTAATAAGATATGCAAGACCTGATAAAATTACTCCTCCTCCTACAGAGTTTTTACCTACTACAGGAGGAACACCTACTACAGGAGGAACACCTACTACAGGAGGAACACCTACTACCGGAGGAACACCTACTGCGCCTACATTTACACCGCCACCTGGGACTTCCCCTTCTATAAACTACCCTTCAACACCGGATTTTAAAGCAGAGGCTCCTTCTTCCGGAGGTAATTATGGAGGAGGTGATGATGGAGGGAATGATGGCGGGAGAAAAAATCCTCCTTTAACTGAATCTCCAGGCAAAGATCCAGAAAACATATTTAAAGTTTCAGATACTACACCTACACCTGGAGCTACAACTACACCTGAAACTACAACTACAACTACACCTACGCCTACACCTAAGGCCGCGCCGCAAATTATGGCGATGGAGAGGTTCTTCAACCCTCAAGAAGGTATACACTTCTTTACTTCAAATCCTGCTAAAGAAACATTAGGCGGTTATAGAGGAGAAGGAAAAGCATTTAACCTCTATGCAGACTCAAACTTGGCTGAAGGAGCAACGGATGTGTTCCGTTTATTTAACCCTCAAAGTGGAGATCACTTATTTACCACGAGTAAAGAAGAGGCTGACGCAGCTTCAGCGGGAGGTTACAGATCAGAAGGCGTCGCTGGAGAGGCTTACAAAGAACGGAGAGATAATACGGAAGCAGTGGAACGTTATTACAACCCAACTACAGGAGGTCACTTACTCACTAGCGATCCCGAAGAACAAAAAACATTAGGATCTTTAGGTTACAACTATGAAGGGACTGCTTTTTACGCTCCTAAACCAGCAGAATCACAACCAAATGTTGTCGAGCAGTATTGGCAAGCTGCAAATAATCCGCCCGAAACTAAACAAAACGAGTCAGAAACTAAACAAAACGAGCCAGAAAATTGGCAAGGGAGCTATGCGTTTGGGGGTTATGCTGGAAATGAACCTATTTATTATGCTCCTTATGGCGATTGAAATTAATTTTAACTCAAGAAAAAAATATCAACTTGAAATAACTCAAAAAAATAAAAATATAAAGTTACATGTTCACGCGAATAACAATAACCACGCGGTAGCTCAAGCAGAAGATATCTGTCGGGCACTAGATGCAAACTCTTATTTATTAAACTATGGAGATTGTAAACAGACCAATCTCTCTGAATTATTTAAAAAATTAGCTTTAAACTTATTCGACTATAAATTATGTGAGCCTTGGAATGGTACATTTAGTAATAATGTTCCATGTCTCTATGTATTTAAACAACGTTACTACGTAAGAAATTTAATTTTGAAATACTTAGACGTTCCGAGAGAAGGTGCTGTTGCCCGTCCAAGTTGCAACTGTAAATCATGTATAAATCCATATCATTTCTCTTACAGATCCGGAAAAAACTCGAAATTAACTGGCGGAGATACCAATATGCTACTAGCATTTATAAGTCAAGGTTCTGGCGTAAGCCAAGCATCCAAGGCATTAAAGGTGCATCGCTCAACCATTTATCGGAAACTTAAGCATGAACATTTTTCTGTTGGGTCTGAAAATAACAGACACCGCACAGGATAACGAAGGCGTTATTAACGTCTTAGCTGATGCTCTCCCGTCAAACGACAAAAGAGTTTCAACAAAGGTCCAACTAATCCAAGACAAAAATCACTATGTAGGTAAACTACTACAACAACTAAGCAAAAACGATTCTGTTTTAGCTATTGGTCCTACTAGAGCCACGGTTGACGGTGTGCTTCAAATGCAACCAATGTTGGTTATCTCAAAAGATAACTTTGATGATCTGTTGGCAATC